ATATAAAAAGTTTTTAGAAAGTAAAAGAAAATCATTTATAGAAAGTGGTTTTGAAATAGATGAAAGTAAATTGAATAAAAATTTATTTGATTTTCAAAAGTATGCAGTTAAAACAGCTTTAAGAAAAGGTAAATTTGCTTTATTCTTTGATTGTGGTTTAGGTAAAACACTTATGCAATTATCATGGAGTGAAGCTGTTTATAATGAAACCAATAAAAAAGTTTTAGTATTAGCACCTTTGGCTGTCGTAGAACAAACAAAAGATGAAGCATTAAAGTTTGGAGTTAATTTAAATTCATTTGATATTACTAATTATGACCAATTAAAAAATATTGATACTTCAATATATTCAGGAGTTGTATTAGATTAATCAAGTATTTTAAAAGGTAGAGACGGTAAATTATCTTCAATGATAATAGATACATTTAAAAAAACACCTTATAAATTAGCTTGTACAGCAACACCATCACCTAATGACCATATGGAGTTAGGGCAACATTCTGAATTTGTTGGAGCAATGAGTTATTTAGAAATGTTATCAATGTACTTTGTTCATGATGGCGGTGAAACATCTAAATGGAGATTAAGAAAACATGCAAAAGATCCTTTTTGGAAATATGTATGTACATGGTCTATGGCATGTGATAAACCTCAAACATTAGGATTTAATCATAAAGGATATGATTTGCCTGAGATTGAATTTATAGAACATATTATACCAGTTGAAAATAATACTCAAACATTATTCGGTGATGTTGCAGTATCAGCAACTGATTTACATAAAGATTTAAAGAGGTCATTAGATAAAAGAATTGAAAAAACAAAAGAGTTAATTAATAATTCAGATGAACAATGGATTATTTGGACTTTAAAAAATGATGAAGCACAAATATTAAATAAAGAAATTAAGGAATCAATAAATGTTCAAGGTTCAGATACACCTGAATATAAAGCTAAACATCTAAATGGATTTGCAAAAAAAGAGTTTCAAAATTTAATTACTAAAACAAGTATTGCCAGTTTTGGAATGAATTATCAGCAATGTTTTAATATGGTATTTACATCTTATGATTTTAAATTTGAGGCATTTTATCAAGCAGTAAGAAGATGCTATCGTTTTGGGCAAAAGAATAAAGTAAAAGTGCATTTATTAATACCTGAATCACAAACTAATGTAAGACAAACAATAATTGAAAAACAAGAAAGGCATAAAGAAATGATACAAGAAATGGCAAAATATTCAAGTGAAGCAGATTATAAATCAAATAAATCAAAAGTTATGATAAACAAAAAAGAAATTAAAACAAGTGATTATAAATTATTTAATGGTGATTGTGTTGCTGAAAGTAAAAAAATAAATGATAATGAAGCAGATTTAATTGTATTTAGTCCGCCATTTGCTGAGTTATATGTTTATTCAGATAAAGAAGAGGATATGGGTAACGTAAGTGATTATAAGCAATTTGAGCAACATTTTAAATATTTGATACCTGAATTAAAAAGAATATTAAAAAGTGGAAGAATATGTGCTGTACATTGTATGGACTTACCTATTCAAAAAGGTAAAGAAGGTTATATTGGCCTTCGTGATTTTTCAGGAATGCTTATTGATTGGTTTACAAATGAAGGTTTTATTTACCATTCAAAAGTTACTATTTGGAAAAATCCTGTAACTGAAATGCAAAGAACAAAGGCATTAGGTTTATTGCACAAAACAATTAAAAAAGATAGTGTAATGAGTAGAGTTGGTATTCCTGATTATATATTATTTTTTAGAAATGAAGGAGAAAATGAAACTCCAATAACACATCAAGATGTTAGTGATACTATTCCAAATTATTTGCCAGTTGATTTATGGCAAAAATATGCATCTCCTGTTTGGTATGATATTGATTATAGCAGAACATTACAATATAGATCAGGTAGAGATGGTAATGATGAAAAACATATATGCCCTTTACAATTAGATACTATTGAACGTGTTATTCATTTATATTCAAATGAAGGTGAAACAGTATTCAGTCCATTTGGAGGTATTGGTAGTGAAGGATTTCAGGCAATAAAGATGAATAGAAAGTCAATAAGTATAGAATTAAAAGAAAGTTATTTTGCTATAAATGCTAAAAATCATGCAGATATTTTAAAAGAAAAAAGTAGTACATTAACTTTATTTTAATATCTTTGTAAAGATGAGTCGTGGCATCAATAAAATTTTATTTATCCCTTTGGTGAGTAGAGACCACGACCTCGAAAGCCGAAGGGATTTTAATTTTATATAAATGAGAAAAGCAATTAACTTTTTTAGAAGTTATTATGAAGTTGCAAAAGAATTAAACGATAAAGATAGGTTAGCTTTTTATGATGCGTTATTAAATAAGCAATTTGAAAATATAGAACCTAATTTAAAAGGCATGGCTAACTTTGCATACATTTCACAAAAACATTCTATTGATACTCAAGTAAAAGGTTACTATGATAAAACAAAAGATGAACAATTTAACCCTAATGAATCCCCATCTGTAGGGGGTAAGATAGGGGGTAATCAACCCCCTTACCTACAAGAGAAAGAAGAAGATAAAGATAAAGTACAAGAGAAAGAAGAAGTACAAGTAGTAAACAAAAAAATTAATATTAAAGAATTTGTTTTTCTTTCTGAATCTGAACTTAATAAATTAAATGAGGAATTTGCATCACATGAAGTAGAATGGATGCTAAATAAGTTAAATGATTATAAAGCAAGTACAGGAAAGAAATACAAGTCAGATTATGCTGCAATTAATATGTGGGTTAAAGATGCTTTTAGAAAAGCAAAGGTTGATTTTATTAAAGACAATAATACAAGCGAAGTAAGAATATCAACAGCAATGAAAGCAATTGAAAACATTAACTGGGACGATTACACAAACCAACTATGAATCAAATAACAACAACAAATGGATTTTCATCTTTAGAAGTTGAAGCCATGCAGAAACTAAATGATTATTTAAAAACATTTATTGAAGTAAAAAATGAAGTTAAAATAATTCATAAAGACAAACAGGAAGTATTAACTCAACTTTATGCAATCGTAATTAAGACAATTGAATTAAGTGGTGAAAACAAAAAATACAACTTAGATAATCAAACTATTAAAAACGTAGCTGGTTTTGTTTATGAGTACGTTTTAGAAAATTATAAGGGTGCAACACTATCCGAGTTAAAAAAAGCTTTTAAAATGGGAATAAGTGGTGAATTCGGTGAATTTGTAGGGTTTGGTACTGTAACATTCACTAAGTTTATTAAAAGTTACATGAGCTATTCAAAAAGAGAACAAGCTATTAAAGAATGGTTTAAATACCAAACACCTACAACTGAAAAGCCAATGACTAAATTCTTTGAGCAAAATTTACAGATAGCTAATTACTTTTTTAAAGTATGTGAAGAAAAAAACTCTGAACGATTCAATACAATAATTAACCATGAAGACAATGTGATGCATCTGCCTTCTATTTATGAGTTTCTTTATTCAAATTATCAAATTTCATTTACAGATGAAAGCAAAGAAATAATAAAGAAAAAAGCTAAGATTAAATACAATAATTATATTAAAAAGTCAGGATTAAAAGATGCTGATGCAAAAGGTTATCAAAACATAATTACTTCAGTAATAGATAATCAAAATAAAACATTTGATAATTATGTTAAAACACAGGCTTTAATTTTTTTAACTTTAAAACTGAAGCAACAAGGTAAAACATTTAATAATTTAAAATCTTTAAAATGAAATATAAATTAAAAATTTGGGAATGTAATTCTAAAGGTCAAGAAAAAATAGCTGATATATTTTTATTTAATACTATTGAGGAATTAAGAGAATATGTTAAAAATATAAATTTAGAAATGAAACTTTATAAAATGAATAAAAAAACAAAAGGATATTCTATAACATCATAAAAGCAAATAAATATGAAAACAAACAATCAAACAAATCTTTCACTAATTTCTAAAACAGAATGGTGGGTAAAAAAATTAGATGTAAACTCTATTCGTGGAACTTTCGACTGGAATCAATACATGAAATATTTAAAGGCATTAGCAAATGAAAATAAAAAAAACTGATATTCAATTTATTTTAATTGCTGTTTTCTTATTAGTTTGTTTAATTTTGTCTAAGTGATTAGTGAGCTAGTAAATAACAAAATCTACAAACAAATTACTCGGAATGTATGCCACAATCACGAACTACAAGACGACCTTCATTTTGAAGCTGTTTTAATTATCATTGAAAAGAAATTTGACTTAACAGAAATTAGAAATCTTAAGCACTTTTTTTCAGCAGTAGTTTGGAGAACCTGGCATTCAAATAAATTTAGAAAAAAGTATTTTGTAGATCATGTTAAGTTTGTAGACAATTTAAACGAGATTATAGAGGAAAAAGAAAATATTGATTATTCAGTATTGATTAACTTTCTCGAGAGTTCACCACAAAATGAAACAGAATTTTACGAAGTCAATTTACTAAGATTGTATATTTTACATGGCGATGCAAAGAAATTAAGCAATAAAACAAAGATACCTTACAGAACAGTAGCAAACGATATTAAATTAATCAAAGACAAACTCAAACGACAGCACAATGAAAAAAATTCTGATAAAGGCGAATATGAATAACCTTAATGGGTTATCCTTTCACCGCTTAATAGTTCCATTCTCAAAAGTTTCCGACATGATAGACTTTCAATGTGATGTATTTCCTGACTTAGATGCAGCGACAGATGAACAGCTTAAACAGTATGCAGCAGTAGTTTATCAAAGAGAAATAGATACAAATGGAAAATCACTTGAAATAATTAAAAAATATCATTCATTAGGTATTAAAGTAATATTTGACATTGATGATATTTGGACATTGCCTAAAACCCATTATTTAAGTAGGCTTTATGAAATTCACAACATCCCAGCTCAGACAGTTGAAATACTTAAAAATGTAGACTTAGTAATAACCACAACTAAGCATTTAGCATCTAAGATTAAAAAATATAATAAGAATGTTGAGGTAATTCCTAACTGTTTAGATCACGAAGACGAACAATGGAAACCAAACAAAACTAAAAGCGATAAAGTTAGATTTGGCTACATTGCCGGAATTTTCCACAAAGAAGATATTTCAATCTTAGAAATGCCTATTCGTAAAGTATTAAGGCATGATATAAACGCTCAATTTGTTTTAGGTGGTTATAATGATAATGCAGATTATAACTATTATGAAAAGGTAATGAGTGGTGGCACTTTAACCGATAAATATCAAAGAGTTTATAGCTTACCAGTTCACGATTACGGCAATGCTTATAATGAGACTGATGTATCTATAATCCCTCTTCAATCAAACTCATTTACTGAATGCAAAAGCGAAATAAAGTTACTTGAAGCTGGTTTACATAGCAATCCTGCAATAGTTAGTGATGTACTACCTTACAACATATTCCCAAAAGAAACAGCAATTTTTTTGAATAATAGTGATATTAATGGATGGTATAAGGCAATAAGAAACCTAAGCAAAGATGAATCTATGCGCAAAGAATATGCAGAAAGTTTAAAAATATACGTTCAATCAAATTATAACATAAACAAATGGACTCAAATAAGAAAACAGATTTTACAATCGGTATTGGCGTAACTACAACTCCAAATCGTAAAGAGTATGTTGATAGGTGGCTAAATTACTTTGAGAAACATAAACCTAAAAACTATCATTTACATATTCACGAAGATGTAAACTACAAAGGTGTTGCATACTCAAAAAATCAAAACTTATATACTTTAAGGGACTGCGACTTTATTTTCTTATTTGACGATGACTGCTATCCATTTGAAAATAATTGGGCTGAATATTTTATTAATTCAGGATATAATCATTTACTATACTTAGAACCTAGTCATAATTTAAAAGCTAAAATAAACGATTTAGAGATATATCGAGATTGTGGTGGTGTATTTATATACTTAACAAAAGAAGTATTAAATAAAGTAGGTTATTTTAATTCTGAGTATGGTCAGTATGGATTTGAACACGCTGGTTACTCAAACAGAATTTATAAAGCAGGATTAACCAATGCTCCTTACCAACAATTAACAGGAACTGATAAATACATTTGCGCCTTAGATTATATTATTGAACACAAATCAAGTATTCCTGAATATAAAAAAGCAAAGTTAATAGAAGAAAATAGAAAAGTATTTATAAAGGAATTGCAAAGTGAAAAAATCTTTTATAACTTTGAAGAGTGAACGAACACATACTTTTTAAACTAGCAACTCGCAGCAGACCACAAAAGGCAAAAAAAGCAATTGAGAATATCATAATGCTTTGTAATTCAATGAATTACACAATTTTAGTTAGTATTGATGAAGATGATGAAAGTATGTTTGGTTTTAGTTATCCTGATGACAATGTATTTATATCAAGAGGAACTTCAAAAAATAAAATAGATGCCATTAATCGAGACATGGATATTTTTGAAGGTTGGGACATTTTAATCAATACTTCAGATGACATGGTATTTGAAATTAAAGGATTTGACAATATAATTAGGCAAGATTTTAAAGGAAACTTCGACCAAGTTATTCATTATTCAGATGGCTATCAAAAAGGAAATTTAATGACAATGAGTATAATGGGAGTTAATTATTATAATCGTTTTGGCTATATTTATCATCCTGACTATGTTTCTTTATGGTGCGACATGGAAGCTACTGAAGTAGCTAAAATGTTATCTAAATACGAATACAAAGGAGATCAAAAAGTATTATTTA